CAAATACAATATTGCACCCGCTGGATATGATACAAGCATCTTTCAAGGTGATATCGTTATATTCGCAGGTGGTTATATCAACAGGGCAGCAGCTAGTTCTGCTAACATTGTTGGCGTATTTTCACATTGCTACTATGTTGCATCTGACGGCACTCCGACCTTTAAGAATTATTACCCAGCGGATACGACTGCACTCGGAAGTGGCGCCATAGAAGCATATATCTATGACGACCCTAACCAAATGTTTGTAATACAAGCAGATGGTGCCTCAGCAGTAACTTGTGTAGGCAGAAATGCAGACACAGACGGTATTGGCGGTAGTACAACAACGGGCGTAAGCACTCGAGAGCTTGATTCAAGCACAATAAACACCACCCAAGCTTTACAGCTTAAGATTATGGGTGCGGTTCAAGATGATACTAACGGGGATCTCACAGCGAATAATGCAAATTTGGTTGTAATAATCAATGAGCACGCTTATAGAGGTCCTGTAGCTGGAACATAAGGAGTAAATAATGGCTATAAGTAGAGCGCAACTCGTAAAAGAATTGCTACCTGGCTTAAATGCTCTCTTTGGACTAGAGTACAGTCGCTATGACCAAGAACATGAAGCAATTTATGATACTGAGTCTAGTGACCGGGCTTTTGAAGAAGAGGTTATGCTCACTGGTTTCGATACAGCACCTGTTAAATCAGAAGGAGCCGGAGTGGCATTCGATCAAGCACAAGAAGCCTTTACGTCTAGATATACCCATGAAACGATTGCATTGGCATTCAGCATTACTGAAGAAGCTATCGAGGATAATCTTTATGACAAATTGTCAGCAAGATACACTCGTGCGCTCGCTAGAAGTATGTCGAACACCAAGCAAGTAAAAGCAGCCTCTGTCCTTAATAGGGCGTTCAATTCAAGTTATCCAGGCGGCGACACGAAAGAACTTTGCGCAACAGACCATCCAACTGTGGGTGGCGCTAATTTGCGTAACGAGCTTTCAACGTCTGCTGACCTTAATGAAACTTCATTAGAACAAGCATTAATCGACATTGCGGCCTTTACTGATGAGCGGGGACTAAAAGTTGCTCTCCAAGGAATGAGACTAATTCTTCCTAAAGAGCTTCAATTCACCGCTGATCGTTTAATGGAAACTCAAGGACGTGTGGGTACTTCTGATAATGATATTAACGCTATACGCAATATGGGCATGGTCCCAGAAGGCTATACCGTAAATCATTATCTTACTGATACAGATGCGTGGTTCATTAAGACTGATTGTCCGAACGGGTTCAAAATGTTTAACCGTTCACCAATCAAGACTTCAATGGAAGCGGATTTTGATACTGGTAATGTACGATACAAGGCTCGCGAAAGATATTCGTTTGGGTGGTCTGACCCCCGAGCAGTCTTTGGCAGCCCCGGAGCATAAGCAATAAGCTAAATTGGAAGTCGTAATACACTTTCTTACTCAGTATTACAGAGAAAGGGGCTTCGGCCCCTTTTTTCTTTCTTTTTGTATTTTTTCCAAGTAATATGTTTAGTGTACCTAGGGTTAACTTGTCCTATCGACTGACCTAGCAGACAAGCCAAGACAATAGGACTTATTTTTTCAGGAGAAAAAATTATGGCAAAATCAACCTTTTCAGGACCTGTAAGATCCCTCGCTGGATTTATTGGAGCAGGCTATAGCTCAGTTGTTAGTTTAACAGCTAACACGACCATAACGGTGGCTTCTCATGCCGGTAAGGTATTATTGTGCAATGATGCGGACGGGGTGTTTACACTTCCCAGCATTGTCGTTACAGAACCTACGGACAAAGGGGATCCAAACCAGTTATGTAATCTAGGAGCTCAATTCACTTTTATTGTCGTAACGGCAGCAACGGACATGGACATCACAACCGATGGCACTGACAAATATGTCGGTGGCGCTTATACCGGTATTGATGACAGTGCAGCAGGGAAGACTTTTATTTCTGCGTCGTCTAACGATACCTTTACACAAAACGGCACAACTAAAGGCGGTTTAGTAGGAAGCATTGTAGTTATTACTGCAATGGCAAGCGCTAAATACCATGTTGCAGCACAGCTACTTGGTTCAGGAACTTTAGTAACACCATTTGCTGACGCTTAATAGGGGGTAGATTATGGCTAATACAGTCACAGGACCCACTACTCAATATGACTACGGCAAAAAACTGATAGTTTATTGTTCTGTTCTTTCAGACGGAAGTGCCAGCAGTACCACTTTAGTTGACGTTTCAGCTTTGAACCAGTCGGCGAATAAAGAAACATGTACGCATGTGGCTTTAAATAGAATATGGTACACCGTGAGCGGTGCCCCTGATGCACCGGCATCACTTGATTGGGACGCAACAACGGACGTTACTTTTTTGACCCTGGCTTATGACAACACGTTTGATTTTAGCACCATTGGGGGCTTAGTTAATACGGAAGCGTCAGGCTATTCGGGAGACGTTCTTTTCGTAATTCCTTCAACATCGGACGCAGGCAATGAATACACGGTTTGGTGCGAGTTTTTGAAGTATTACGAAGCGCCTAATAACTAATGGCCACGTCAGGAACAACTACGTTCGATCTAAACGTCGACGAGTTGATCGAAGAATCGTTTGAACGTTGTGGACTAGAATTAAGGACCGGCTACGATCTGGAAACAGCTAGGCGGTCCCTTAATCTTATGTTTGCTGAATGGGCAAACCGAGGCTTAAATCTCTGGCTTATTGTTGAAAGAACAGAAGCGCTGACCGAAGGCACCACCAGTTATGATCTTGACACAGACCTAGTTAATGTTTTGTCTGCGGTTATCCGTCGTACTTCTGGAAGCACCTCAACTGATTATCAGGTTAATAGGATCAGTAGGAGTGATTATCATTATCTTCCGAACAAAAGCACTAAATCAAGATCAACTCAGTTCTATGTGGAAAAAAGCATAACCCCGAAACTGTATTTGTATCCGGCGCCGGAAAACTCTACGGACGTTTTTCGTTATTATGCTCTAACACGCATACAGGACGCAGGTATTTATACCAATACTTTAGAGATAACTTTTGAGTTTCTTCCCGCGATGGCAGCAGGACTGGCTTATTATATAGCCATTAAAAGGGTTCCAGATCGCGTGCAGATGCTCAAACAAATATATGACGAGGAATGGCAACGAGCTGCTTCTGAAAACATTGATACTGTAAGCTCTCGTTTTTTACCGGCTAGGACCATTATCTAATGGCTTTTGCAGCGGGTAAAAAAGCATGGGGTATATGTGATATATCAGGGTTCCGTTACCGTTTAAGGGACATGAAAATGACCTGGGACGGCTTATTAGTTGGGCCCGATCAATGGAGTCCAAAACAACCTCAATTAAGTCCCCCTCATTTTGCAGCAGACCCAGAAGCCCTGCTCAACCCCCGTCCCGCTAGAATAGAACCCGTTGCAGAGGCTTTGTTGACCAATAACCCTTTTCTTTCAACAGCAGGGAGTGCGGTTATTAAGGTCTTTGAAGATGACCATGGTCGAAGTACCGGGGACAAAGTACGTTTTAGAGGAGCAGAAGTGTTTGACGGGTTTACTGTCGCAACATTGACTGATCCAGACGCTTATTCAATTACAAAAGTGGACGATGACACCTATACTTTTTCAGCCGTTGCTGGAACCGGCACAAGTGGGGCAAGAGGTGCAGGACCCTTTGTTTCAGTAGGTCCGGCACAAGCGCTTTTACCCTTAAACCCTTTTAAAGCAGAAAGCTCTGGAGCAAATGCAGTGGTTCGTGTAACCGAGTTTAAACATGTTAGGACCACGGGTGATACAGTTCGTTTTCGTAGCACCGAGGCTTTTGATGGAATAACAACAGCCGTGCTTGAAAGCTCAGGTGGGTATACAATAACAGTTGTGGACAGCAACGAATATAAATTTACTTCAACAGGAACCGCTACTACCGGTGATATTACCGGCGGTGGTTCTACAGTAACCGCAGGGCCGACAACATGAGCTTTACCTACAGCGGACTAAAAACAGCGGTTCAGAATTACATGGATAATTCTGAGACCACCTTTACCAATACGCTTGATACCTTTATTAAACAAGCGGAAAACCGTATATTTAATACGATTGAACTTAATGTGTTTCGTAAAAACGTTACTGGAACTGCCGCATCCGGGAACGTTTTTACGAAACACATTAAGTTCAATCGTATTAAATATAC